CATTATTAAGATGCAAACAAGCCATTACGCCACTGCTATAGGTATATGTGTCTATTAATTCTTGAATAATAGACACGATGCTAGGTGAATTATTAAATGCACCTTGAGTTTCGGGAGCGCCAGAATTTATATCCCACGTTGTACTAGCTGTAGTTTTAGTACGAGCTGGCACCCAAGTAGCACCATCAAACTGAGCAGGAGATGATACATCTTCAAAATAAATAATGGTTTTTATAGTTCCACTAGAATCAATAAAATCAAGATATAAACTTATATAGGCAACATCAATAGTAGAATTATCCTCTATTGTTATCCCTGTCCAACGGTATCCAGAATCATAAATATTCCCGCCAGCTTCCCCAACAAAAAGGTCTACGGCGGTAGGATTATTGCTCTCTGTAGCATTCTTTACATATGTATCATCTAAACTTGCTCCAACTTGAAAATTTAAAGTTGGATCAATAGTTATAGGAAAATTCATACCAGTGAAATTAAAACCTAAAGTCAATATTCCTTTGCTATAAGATATATCAAGTTTTCGTATGATTGGTATATTTCTTGTTCCAGTTGGTGTATCCCAATATTCTAAATTTCCAATATATTTTAAAAAACTTATATTACTTATAGTAATTGGAAAACTTAAACTATCAAAAGAAACTGGTTTTTTAATAACTGCAAGAAATTTTACCCCATCATTCCCAAGTATTATGTTTACATTAAAGTTGGGATTTGTCCAGACAAGTTTATTTCCATCCCAAATACCTGTTTTATTATTCAAGAATGAAGGAATTGCAAATTCTAAATAGTCTGGTTTATTTCTGTCTGGATAAAAACGTCTTGCTCCTTTATCTGAAATATATAACTTATAAGGTGCTTCATCTACTAAATAATCAAATCCAACCTGATCTGATATCTTTTTAGAAAGATTAATGTCCTTCCATTTATCTTGACTGTTTTTATAGTGAATTGAATTTATTGAACTATCTAAAACAAATTTTTTTCTTCCATCAGATAAAGTTTCTAACAAGTATGTTTTGCTTGTTCTTGTTCTTTTGTCTAATAATTCCATCATTTTCTTTAATTTATTTTTCTTACTCATTAACTTTTAAATTTTTATTAAAAATTAAGTGAAATAAGTATAGCGAACCCCTTCGCCATTTACTGTAGCATCTATATAAATATCAGCCAAATTATCAATTTGTAGAACAACTACATCGCCTACTGTTAACCCTAAGCCTGTACCTGTTGCTACGGTTGCATCAACTCCACTTGCTCCAATAGCAATTAATCCCGTATTATCAGTTTGTGCTTGAATTATAACTTTTTTACAAGCTGTTGAAGTTGCCAAAGCCTCATCAGTTCCTGCTGTAGTTACTGTTTTAACACCATGTCCAATTCCAGTTATTACATGATCCGCCTTTGACCATAATGCCCCTTGAGAATCAACTCTTATGCCTATCGCATCCCCTTCAACAGGTGTCAACGTAGATAAAGCATCATCTCTAATTGCAATTGCCAAAGTTCCCGTAGGAGTTGCGCCTAAAGCCGCATCTACGGCATACTGTGTTCCTCCGCCAAAACTGGTAATCTGAGTCCCATCAGCATCTACTATTGCAACTACTGCGGGATTTGAATTAGTAAGATCAAGCTGATCCAGAATACCTACATCTCCATAAATGCTTATATCATCTGTTGCGGCATCTATATTTCTTATATCAAGATCACTTGCTGAAACTACAACATCATTGTTTACTCCAAGATTAACCAAAAGACCATCTGTTGAGCTTCCTTGTGCCCTATCCCAAGTCGTACCATCAAACCAATGTGGATATGCACCAACTGAGGTTATAGTCGGATTTGTCGTATTATCAGCAAGAAGTGCTGCTGCTGGAAGTTCTGAATCTACAGATAGTGATACGGTATCTGAAAGAATAAGCCGACCATTAATATCAACAGCCAAAGCAGTACCATCTTCATCGTTAAGCGTTAAAGGTGTTGAATTATATACTCCTGGTAATCCATAAACTGTAAATTTAGCCATTAATTCCTTTCTTTTTCACAAAATAAACATGGTTTACGAGGATTTGATCCAATAAGATGTTGTTCGAAGTGTCTCTTTTTTTCTCGATATTTATTTGTTAATCTATAACCTGTAAAAATAGTATGTATTCTTTGTCTAGTTACACCAAAAAGAAGACCAATTTCCTCAAACGTTAATCCTTTTCCGCGTTGTAATTGGACTTGGTTATATGTTGGCATTATGCTTTACTCTTAAAGTATTGTATTTGAGCAAGCCTTCTTTTTGCAGCCGCAAGAGTAGAAGATTTACCAAGATTTTTTCCAGTTGTATGAGAAACCACTTTATATCCACCTCCACTTTTAACTATCATATTACTACGCCTCCCTGTGGCGCAACATTTTGTCCTTCAACTGACGAACCCTTCTGTAACATTTGTCGTTCAGCCAAAACATGTTTTGCATAATTAGTTTGTACTATTTCTGGAAGTTGTAAAAACTGTTCAGATGCTAAAAATTGAAACTCAGCAGTCAAATGAGCCTGATATTGTGAGGGGTCAATTCCTTCAAATGGTGCAACTTCTCCACCTTGTAAAAATACTCCTGTATGTTGTGTGCCAAATTGCTGTTGCATTGGCTGTTGAGGTTGTTCTTGAAGGGATTCTTGAGGAATCTGTCCTTCCATTGATTGTCCCATTGGAGCAATAGGCGCAACAGCTTGACCATTTGGTAATTGTTGACTTTGTTGTTCTCGATCTTTTTGTATTTCAACAGCCAAATCAGGATATAACTTTTCAGGAGCTACCTTTTGTAAATAAATATTTTTTGCCATTTCCATTGGATTAGGAAAATCCATACGCTTAAATAAATCAAGATCAGAAATTTTCTGCATCTTTGCTAAATCTAATGCTTCTTGACGCTGTGAAATCTTATCAGTTGGCAATGTTGATCCAGATTTAACAATCAATTTAATTCCACGCTTATTATAATCTTTTATTTCCTTTTCAAGTTCTGTTCCTTTATTTTCTCCAAGTACTTTTGCATAATGTTCTTTCTTATATTTAACCATCATCATTTGAATTTCCCAATTATAAATCTGAGAAGAAACACGTTCAATTCCTCTAACTATTGCATCAATTCTTCCATAATCAGATTCTTTTGATAGAATATCTTGTCCTAAAGTCGGTTGTTTTGATTTCTCCCCTCGTGTAGTTGAATGAGTCCCTATAACATTATCAGCAGAATTTTCAAGATGTATTAAATCATCTAAGACATGAGAAGCTAATTGTTTAGGTGGTACTCTATATATAGCACGAGTCGGATCACCACCCTTAACACTCAATTTATCATCTGGTGCTCCTGTATATTTATATAATTCATCTCTATCTATTAACTCTTGAGCACCAACTAAAATTCCTTGATCTCTGCTGGTATCAGTTATAATTCGTTGAATAAGATTTATTCCATCCTGCAAAGATATACCTTGTGAAATTGGCGTAGTGTCATCCCAAATATACCGTCCCAAATTCTGAGAATTTAAAAACATAAAAGGTTTATGGGGAAAATCAAAATGATTAGCTTCTTTATCAAATGTCTTATCTTCTTTCCATACCAAATAAGGATTTAATTTTTTCTGTAAAATAACATCCCGCATTTTCCAAATAACATTACTCCCATCCTCATTCCAATATTCATAAAATCCAATTGGCGTTGAACCATATTCTTGAAGATTTACAGAAGTACCTGGAAAAATATTGGCAAGAATATCATCTTCCTTATCAGGAAACATTTTAATTAAATCTTTAAGTGATTTTTCAAGATATTGAGCAACCCACACATCGTTATTATAATGTCCGTCTGTACCAATAATAATTTTATGAGGATGGACAAATTCAATTATAAAATCATCCAAATCTTCACCCCAAATAATCTTTCCTATTCCTATTTTATATAAAAGAAGATGCCTTGATAGCATTTCATATAATGCTTGTTGCGGATAATCTTCATCGTTATATTTATCAAGAAGAACTTTTTGGAGTTTATCTACAAAAGGCTTTGATTGCTCATCATCATCTTCTCCATCAAGAATACTAATTACAGGCTCAGCAGGACGAGATGTAATAATCGGTACCATTGTCTCAACCGACATATAAATTCTGTTTTGAACTATTTTTGAATTATGCCAACGTAAATTTAAACCTTCTAATTGATCTTTTGCCCAATAGCGTTCGTTTCTTTTTCCTTCTTTTCTAAAATTTTCATATTCCTTACTTACCGATTCTATTTTTTTATCAATCATTTTGACAAGTTCTTGATCCGAGGCATCAATAGTATAATAATCGCGGATTTCTCCTACGCCTTCTTTGTGTTCAACAATGAGGACCTGACATATGCCATGTTCGAGCTGGGCCATTTTGTCGGAAAGCTCGGTCAGGGGCGCGTGACAGTGCTCCATATGAGCGACGTGAATTTTCCGA